CTTCCATGATTATATGTCCATGCAGATCTAAAATCTTTAGAGGGTAAATCAGCAGGATCAATCACAGAATAATCTGAAGTTGGCACATCTTTTGCGATGACAGCAGCATCAGATAGAGCACAATCCATTGTGGGGATTACTACTCTACAGTTACCGTTAGCATCGGCATATGCGATAACTTTGTTGCGTGACATTAGGATGGAGCACTAGAAACTACAATATTTTGAGCTGTAGGAATAGCTTTTAAAACCTTAGCTGCTGCCTTAGTATCATCTTCAGCATAAACTTCGATCTTTGTAGTATTTGCATTATTGCCATCATCATAAGTGGCAATATAATGATTAGCGGAGAATGGCATTTTTCAACATGATTGTTTTAGTTATTTATCTACAATAAAATCACCAATGACTAAAGAATCGATATCCATATTCACAAATGATTTAATAGCATGGTAAGGTGTCTCAATAATAGGTTCACCATTATCATTAAATGATGTATTAAGTATAACATGTGGATCTAACTTAGTCAATAAATTATATACTCTTGGATTTTGTGTTCGGTTAACCGTTTGTATCCTACATGTACCATCAGCATGAGTAATTGCAGGTAAATTATCAGTCTTTGCAGTCTGGGTATAAAGCATATATGGTGTAACAAATCCCTCATTAAAATATTCAGATACTTTTTCTTCCAAAACTATTCCAGCAAAGGGTCTCCAGTATTCTCTATGCTTAACTCTACTATTCATTATATCCTTATTTTCCTTTTTACTAGGACTCATAAAAATAGATCTAGATCCTAATGCTCTAGGACCATGTTCAGATCTACCTTGAAACCATCCAACAATCTTATTATCATTAATTAAATCTACAACCACATCTTCATTATAATCCTGATACTTAAGATCAAACATTTCAATATATTTTAAAACTTCCTCATTAGAATACTTTGGTCCTATAAGTGCAATATTATCTGGCATAGAAATATCTTCACCATTTTCGTAACATCCCCAGATAGCAGCACCAAAATGTATACCAGAATCATCTGTATATGGTGGAATATGAATATCATCAAATATACCACTCTCCTTAATCAATGTATTTGTTATAACATTAAGGAAAGATCCACCAGCAAAACAAACATTCTCGTCTAAATGATTCTTACGCAATGCTTTAAGATAATCAATCATTCCATTTTCAAAAGTTTTCTGAAGATAATAAGCACCGTCTTCTGGAGAAAATACATCTTTCCAATTCTCCATGAAATAATCACTCTCATTAGCAAAGGCATAAAAATTAATATAAGGAATAGAATGGTCAGTAACTGTATATCCTTTAGGATGATTACGATCTGATCCATATGCAGATAGTCCCATTACCTTACCAGGACAACCAGTAATATCAGCCCAGTTAGATACTTTCTTTCCAGTTTTGGATTGATATATCTCTACAGATCCATTGTTGTATAATTGTCCAAAACTATTATATAAATTTTCAAACATATTATGAAATCTAAAAATTCTTTTCTCCTTATTAAAGTATCCTATTGAAGCATTCTCAATATAATCAATACATCTCCTAGTTTCATCAAGAATAGATGATCCACCACCATCAAAAGTTAAAAAACTCCCTTCATTAAAAGGAGAAGTGAATACACTTGATGCAGCATGACAGAAATGATGCCCAATATACTTAACTTGTGCTTTAGGAAAATACTGTTTAAATAATTTATCTGATACTCCACTATAGTGCTGCTCAACAGAAACGAAGTGATTGGTTGAAACAGCATATACAATATCAACATCACTAGAATCAATATTTCCAACTCTAAGACATTCTTTAATAGCAGACTTAGGAAAATTTCCATCATACTTTATCCTAGTCAATCTTTCTTCGTTAATACTACATATATGTTTGCCTCCAATAAAAAGACTACACCCTGAGTCGTGAGACCAGGATGTAGTATCTCCTAGGTGTCCATTATTAGCGTCCCATTGGAACGCTCCATGAATACCTACTATAATCACTCTTCAGCTAACTGTTGAAAGTATGATAGTGCATCGTCATCTGCTGCAGGTGCTGCAGCAACTTCTTGGACTTCTTCATTTACAACTTCTTCAGCTACTTGACGAGCAGGTGCTGCAGTAAGTTTTAGAACAGACTCAAGACGCTTCTTAAGTTCCTCATAAGTCTTGAACTTATCAGCAGAAACTAATTCCTGCAATGAGTACTCCTTCTTCCAAAGTGCTTCTAGAGCATCATCATCCTTAAGAAGTGGTTTAGGAGCAGCAAACTCAGAACTATCATAGTTCCAGAAACCTGCTACCTTCTTAATCTTAACCTTAAAGTCTGCACCCTGCCAGAAATCAAATGGGTTGAGAGGTGTCTCATCCTCAAATTCTGGTTGCATTGCACCCATGACCTTATCAAAGATCTTCTTACCGAACTTGTACAAGAATACCTGACCCTCATTAGAAGGATTAGCAGGATCTTTTACAACATAGATGTTTGCATAGTAAGATAGTTTACGCTTTTGGTTACGAGCAATTTGCTTATCAGATTCTACTCCACTGTTCCAAAGACCAGTGTTGAATTCTGAACAAGGATCCTTTTGATTCACTGTAGTTAATGAGTTCTCAATATACCATCCACCTGGTCCTTGAAAGGCGTGAGAGTATAGTTTTACCCAAGGGAGATCTTCTCCATCAGGTGCTGGAAGAAATCGGATAACGGCATATCCGTTACCTGCTTTATCGACTTCTGGTTTCCAGAGTCGCTCATCTCCTTTGTTTGTTGAATTGGTTTTTTCAACCTCTTTAACAAGTTTGGCAGTAAGACTACCAAGAGATGATTGCTTTTTAAGCGATGCGAAAGACATAGATTTGGCCTGTGTAATTGGATTTGGCTTGTGTGACTGTATTATAGGGCAGTCATGCTCCCTTGTCAATACCCTTACGGACTCTGTTAAGAGTTTCTCTCATGTTAGAGAACAAGAGATTGCAATCAACATCCTTAGGGAACCCCATTACTATAGCAGATTTCCGAACATTGTCAGCCATCTCCATAGCACGAGGATCATCAGACAGTTTCATACGAGTATAAAGGATCTGCTGTTTTTCAAGCAAATCATCAAGTTGATCTAAATGATCAAGTTGTTTGTCAAGAGGGAGTTTTGGAAATTCAAACACTTGTGAATAAATCTCTTCTTGCATTTCATTAATTGTTTCCATCTCATCTTGAACGAAATCGGAATCAAAAAAATCAGACATAAAACCTCTTTTTAACACTACTATTTATTTTACCATTTAAGGTAAAATTGTGGCAACTAGTATGATTCTTCGGTTATCCGAAGGGTTTTGCATAAAATGCTTACCACTAAACAATATTACATCATCTTCTACTGGATCATGCTCTTGATATTCAGAATTATCTCCATCAGTAACAAAAGTTTTACCACCAGCGTTAGTCAAATACACTATTATATTACCATGAGGATACTGATGATCTATATGTGGTAATGTATTATAAATTTCTTTCTCAGGATGGACACAGTTAAGAGATATCCTAAGATAACTTGACATCTTAATATTATTAAAATCTAATATCTCATTTAATACTTCAATAACACCGTGAGTTTCATTAGTATCTGCATGTTCTAACCTAGGATAACGAAACTCATTCTCTGGTCTCTTTAAAATTGTTCTAGTATAAAAAGGTAAATTTTTTTGCTCTCCTTCTATATCTACAGGATCATCATAATTAGAAGTACCTGTTGAAATATATGACCAAAGACAATCAGATCCAGTAGCCCATTTCTTAAAATTTAAATAATTAATAGTCTCTGGATTCTTAAGTCTTTTCATAATGGTAACTTAGCACGAGTAGTTCTCTTCATAAAATTTAACTGCTGTGCATCACACTTTAATTTCTCCTTTAAAGGTTTAGAAATTAACTTAGTAATAGAATCAATTTCAATACTATTCTCTTCACAATAAAGAACAATAGCATCAATATAATTCAGTTTCTCTTTTTTAACAAGTTTTTCTATTTCTACTGCAAATTTTGCAGGATTCATAAACTTTTTACTTAAAGCAGTAGTGAATTCATTTTCCATGTAATTGTAATTGGGTGGTTAGAAAGTTTTCAATGTAAGTAACGAGTAATCTCATATATTTCATCTTATCTCGTTCTTCATAAACGACACACTCACCATCTTCACATGCCATAATAATAACAAGTTTCTTAACAGCAATACCTGTTAGTTCATAATACATGCAAGCATATGCTGCTGCTTGTACAAAGTAACCATCAATCCACGCTCGTGGTTTAGGTGCTTTAGAAGTCTTAAAGTCAATGACTGATAATTCTCCATCATACTCTGCGATACAATCTACTGTACCAGCAACACCCAACTCTTTACTATAAAGAGATCCCTCTAAAGAATGTAT